AAGTTTCTCGCTGTCTAGCTTATTCTTCTTGTCATCAACTGTCAAGTCCTTTTCTTTGTATTCGTTTGGATGCCATCCCAAGCTAACCAGCCAGTTTTTGATGTGGGTTGTGTTCCCAATCTCAGCAGGCATGTGCGTCTTGAGCGGGACTTCTGCTGGCAGCGGTAGATCATACTCATTACCAAACATCATCAGCTTACGGCCATCTACAACACCGCCATGCTTCGCAATGAATTTCTCCATGTGAGCATTCAGTTCGCCATTCAGTTTGAACTGTTTGGCTGGTGGAGTGTAATCACCCATGAACTTCTTGGTTGCTGGACGTGGAGGCAACAACGGTTCAACTTTCACCCGTCGCTCTTCCATCATTGCATCCAACTTCGTCAGAGCAGCCTCGGCCTTCTTCATGTCAAACCAGAAGCCACGGTGTTCCTGTCGAGTGATCAGCTCAGCTACAGCGTGTTCCAGCTTCAATGCAGAAGCCCACTTCTGAAACTCTTGCATGCTGTCCAAGCCATACGTTTCAATCAGCATATTATAAACTTCTGTGTTCGCCTTTACGTCGAAGATACAGTAGTACAACATATCCGCTGCGAAGTGTTTGAATCGCTCGCTTACGTGAACCTCTTTACGGAACTTGAACTTCTCCGAAGTACCACCAGCAGCCAGCTTATCCAGTGAGTGACCGCCGTATCGATCTGGGTTTAGGCACTTGGATACAACCAGTGTGTCAAAGATTGACAGAGGCTTTCCAGCCCATTTGTCCTTTGTCCACGTGGTCAATCCACCGTCTTTGATTTCATCGCCAATGCTGTAATCAAAACCATACACGGCTTTCATTGCCAGCAAGTCATAACTGATTTGGTTGTGTGCTACCAGTCGATTGAACTTTGTATTCTGGATGAACCCTTTCAGTTCAGCCATTGGTCGGTGTGTGTACTCCACTGGCTCATAACCTTCAGCAAGTGTGTAGACGCAGCCTTCAATCGTTTCCGAATACTCGCGACCATCGAATACATATTTCTCTCCACCGTGGAATGCAACAATCTCACCACTCACGTGGTTCTGGAATACAACGCAGTGTGTACTATAAGACGGAAGCAGCTTGTACGGAGACGCTTGGTAATCAATCGTTTCTTCGTTCAAGAGGTTCGTTGCTTCAATGTCCCATGTCCAGTCGTCGGCCTTGGCCCACGGCTTCTTCATAAATGGAATCATACATCCTCCTTTGAGTTGATGGGAGAGATTGTAGTGTCTCTCCCATCACGTGTCAAGCCTATTCGTCTTCACCGGCTTGGAAAGCTTCATACTCAGCTTTGACGGCTGGGTTACGATCCAAGTAATCGTTCAAGTCGTACAGCTTGTGTTCACGGTTGACGTAGATATAACGTCCTGCGACTGGAGCTGTGTTACCAGTCCAACGGCATTTGGTCATCTTGAGCTTCGTAACGTTTCGTTCAATCTCGTTCTCAGCTTCTTTGTTACGTGTGAACAACAGGTTGCAAGCAGCCGATTTGAAGATGGCGCTAGAGCCTTGGAAGTCTTCTTCATGGATGTCAGCACCAGTGGAGTTGGCCTTCTGTCCACCGCTGCTCTTACGAACGTGGTTGACGTTGATGAAGGTTACACCGTGAGACTTCACAGTCCCTTTCATGAATCGCATGAAGACAGCCTGCTCATCGATGCTCATCCCGTCCAGAATATCCTGAAGTGGGTCAAGTACAATCACCTTACAATCGCATTGAATGATAAGGCTCATGATCATTTCTTTTAGCTCTTCAATCGAGCCATCACGATCATCAACCAAGTGCCATCTGTGCGAGCCATCTGTGTTGAAGAACAACTCATCACTGGCTTCCTGTGCTTCTGGGCTATTCAGGAACGCTACCTTGTCTTCTACGCTTGGAATCAAATCAATCTTGATACCCATGTGTCGAGACAGAATCTTCGTACCGTACTGGGCACAGTCGCTTTCAAGAGAAATCACACCAATCTTGTGTGGACTGTTGAAAATCCAGTGGTACACACATTCATCAATGATTGTCGATTTACCCGTACCCGATGCCGAGCCCAAGTTTACGATAACCCCAAGCGGAATACCACCACCCATTAGCACTTCTACTTCGTGCATGAAATCTGGCAATGGAATCTTAGGAACGATTGCCGCTTGACGGATTGCAGTCATCAGTGTGCCGCTACCTACAATACCTGTTGGCGTGTAAGGTTGTGCTTTGAAGAATGCACTAACAAATTCACGAGAACGGCTTACGGGCTTCTGTGCTTCATTGTCCCAGATGTAGCAGTTTGGGTCTTTCAGTCCCATATCCATCACATAAGCTTTACCCTTCGGTAGAGCCTTGGCAATCTTCAGTGCAGCTTCCATCCCAGCCTTATCGTTATCCATACAGATGATCACACGCTCGAAGCGGTTGAACCATGCATACTGAGCCGCTACCTGCTTGTGAGCGCCGCTTTCACCAATAGTAGAGCTGACTACTGGGATACGTTCGAACGCCTCTTCACCGGGCTTACGCTTGCCTTCCTGATAGTCAAACAACATCTGGCTTGCAGAGAGTTGATCCAGCTCACCACCAACGATCAAGCAATACTTGTCACGTCGTTCTTTGAATCGGAATTGACCAAACAGTTCGCACTCTTTACCAGTCTCGCCAACTGGGGATGGGAATGCCTTTGGAACCTTACGACCTTTGTAGCCTGTGAGCTGGTAATCAATCGTACAAGGATATAGTTGCTCGTTCACCAATCCAGTGTTCTGGTCGATCCCGTGCAAGATACCAAAATACTTGGCTGTATCAGTTCGGATGCCACGGAACCCGTAGGTTTCATGCGTGTATGCTTCTTTCATTCTTGCATGAATATCTGGATTAAACGGACTGCCCACGAAATCGTACTCCTTTTCTTCTTCAACACCATTTTCTTCGAACCATTCTTCGCTTGGGATTGTGAACCCGCAAGTCCCGCCCCAGCAGAATGCTCCCTTATGACGACCAACACTGTCAGTCCCGTAGACCATCAGGTTGTCGCCGTTATTATCTCCACCCTTCTCACGGCACTTTGGGCAGGCTGTCTTCCCGCCGTGAAAAAGGTCAATGTCATACTTCTCAGCGAGTTGCAGCGGATTCACAGAGACACCTTACCTTTCGGAGTGATGAAGTATTTCACACTGTACGTGCTATTATCATACAACTCACGCCGTAGCTGTTCTACTGCTGCTTCAGCAGCTTCGTAGCTGTTATATTCTATCACGACAGACGAAACAGCAACAGATGGTTTGTTGATGATCAGAAGTAGGTTATACACTGACCACCTCCAACTCTTGTTCATCGAACGGCCAGTTGTAATCACCGTCACTGTCGGCGTGTTCATCGCACATTACTACCTGAACCAGACTGTAATCCAAAGCTACGATACGCCCAGTCTTACCCGGTTGCAGCTCTTCTGCCACGTATGGGCTCGAAACGATTTTAACGCGATCACCAATTTTCATTCTTCAATCCTCCGTTTGTGTTTTGGTTTCCGACGATACTTTGTGCGATCAGGTTCTACCTTTGGCACGTTCACACGTCGGTTAGGGCCAGCTAAGGGATTCCGTACTGGCTTAGACATATCTTACCCACGTTTCTTGTTCCAAGTCGAGGTGATATTGGTCTTTCTGTGTGGCTGACTCAATGATCACCAACCATTCTGATGCAAATATAGGCGTGGCACGTACAGAGAAATCTGCTGGCACCTTTATAGAGAGTGCATCAAGGAAGCCTTGAAGCTTTCCTACGTTTGTCTGTCTCATATCGACTCTCCTTAATTCATTTCATTGTAAACGCCGCCAGCGGCAACACAGCCACCGACAAACCCCAACATCATGCAGACGAAGCGCCCGTCTTGTGTCCAGTCCCCGATATTGAAGCTGTTGCCGACGAAGGCACCCATCATGAAGAATAGAACCATTACGAGGACGAAAGCTAGGAGAGCTGCGAGAACCTTCATTTTTGTTTCTCCGTGTTTGGTTGATTCGGCAATTCTACACCGTTTCCAGTGCGTGTCAACTACTATTTCATTGAATTTCAGGCAGCAAAAAGCCCGCTCAAGGCGGGCTAAATGCTTCTGTAGACGACAGCTTGGGGCGTCATCAGGGTTGGTCGGCTAGGACCACTACAGTCAGGCAATGATAACCTGACAACCTATAATCCAAGATTTAGAAAATCTTTAGGCTTTTGTCGTTACGTGTTTAAAAGGTTCATTGTTGAGCCTTAAGCCTTAATCTCTGAGCTATAAACTTTGATCGTGATCAATGAGTTTATGCTGGGTTCGAACCAGCTATAGATTCTTAAAATAGAATTTAATCTCCGCGATTGGCTCCCCTGTTTAGGCCACAGGGGAAAAGGCCAGCCGAATTTAGACAACTCATCGCTACAGAATGAAGCAGCTTACGCTACTTCGATTTTGGTGGTGGCATTGACTTCAGACAGCGCGTAGTCAACTTCCAGAAGGAAGCCTTCAATGTTCGCTTGCATTTTGTCAATGACAACTTGTAGACCGTTTGCGTCCAGAAGCTTGGCTTCGTTGGACTTCAAGAATGGATTAGCAATTGCCGCTACTTCTGCTTCATCAACCTTGCGGTCTTTGCCGACAGTAGTTTGAATCAACTGATCCAGACGTTGGTTCACTTGAACGTTGGTACGCTCAACAGTCTGAGTTGCTTGAGCCAGTTGCTGTCGCAGGTTTTGGAGCAGCACTTGTTCCAACTGAATGGAACCCTTACGTTCGATGGCTTCAGCGACAGTCATGGTGACATCGTTGATTACGACAGTGGCAACAGAGTTGCTTTTGACGATAGCCGATTTCAGAGCTGTACGCTGAGCGATCAGACCTTGTACCGATTGCAAGTTGGCTTTCAGGGTTACGATAGCTTCCGCTTCGCTCACACCAGAACCATGCTTACCACCCACAAGAGTGGTGATGAAGTTTGCGTTGGAGCCGCGTTGGATACGGTCGTTCAACGATTTAACTTGAGCCAAGGCCCGAGTGATACTAATCTGAGTCATTTTGTTCTCTCCTTTGTTTGTTCCGATGTGGTCATTGTAACAGGGTTTCGCCTGCTGTCAACCAATAATTTTGTAAATCGTATTCCGTGTTTCAATGAAATTCGTACCAGCTTCGTCTCTGTAGACGTTCTTGATAGCACTGGTCCGTACAGGAGCGCCATCTGGGAAGATGCCACGGCTGTCGTTGTAGACATAACCAGTTGCTACGAACGTGTCAACGCCGATTGCATAGATGCTTTCGAACACCATATCAGCATTGAACTTGTCTTCTGGCTTGGCATCCAGAGGGAGGATTCGCCATTCCATGCCTTGTAGTTCTTTTTCAAGGCTCATACTCGTGCTACCTCCAGTTGAGCCACTGCTGCATCGAAATCATCTTTGTAATAGGTCTTGCCAAAGACAATCACTTTAGGACGGAGCGCTTGCAATTCAGCAATCACCAATTTGTTCTCAGTGATGACTCGAACCTCTTCGTTCTTGTGTTCATCAAAGTGATACGGAGTGTCGCCGTGAGTGATCAAGCCATCTTCGTAAGTGTAGATGTATGGATGGTTTTCATTCGCAATGTTGTTCCCATTGATACCCCAAGCATACCCTTGCTTGAACAGTTCTTCTTGCAAAAGACGGCTGACTGTTGCGTTAGCTACTTTAAATTTCTGATTCTTCATTGTGTTCTCCTTTTGAATTATTGGAAACTAAGCATTGCTGCTTCGAGTTCACGCACTTTACCATCATTACTGATTGCCTGCAAGACTCTTTTGGCAAAATCTGCATTTGATTCTGAGTGACCTTGTGCAAAGGTGATGTCAATTCGTTGCATCACTGCGGTTCGTTCTGAAACTCGCAGCTTGAAGAAAGCGTGTGCCAAATCTCGATTCATTATTCTATCCTCATTCTGGTGATGAATTGTGTCCAGCGAATGTACGCAGCTTCTGGACTCTTGTCAAACGAATTCAAGCCAATGCCTGAGCATTCCCAGAGCCCGTGCTTCCAATATTTGATACGAGGCTTATTCATCTGGGCCATGCTCTCCTTGATGTGTAGTCATGGAATCTCACTGACCACTTGCTGTAGTTTGACAGAGCCATCAAAGGATGTGCCACTGCATCGTGTAATACGGCCCATCGTAGCACCTCTTTTACATTCGTGCAAGCGCTATTTGGATCAGTCTTCATCTTGCCACCACAGTGTCTTTCCAGTTAACCTTTTGTACGCTTGCCAGTACGTTTTATTGGAGCTTTTGGACAGGTAAACAGGGTCTACCCCTTTCTCCATGCAGAAAGCTTTACAGTTGGCAGCCATGTCAAACCATTGAACAAGATTTCCGTAAAGGTCTTCAAGCATGTAGCCATGCTCAGTTTTGATAATCCAACGCATCAGCTTAACCACGCACCGAGTTTGTACATTCCTGTTGTCTCCTTCACGAGTTGTTCCAGTAGTTCTTCCCGCTCATCTTGGAACACTTCGAGTGCTAATGTCAAGAGAATATTGTTCCGTGTGAGAACATCATTTGCTAGCACGAAATCCAACCCGTTGTTGTGCATCGACTGAGCAGCCTTTGCCAGTTGTTCTGCTGGCTTTGCACCGTGAGTGGTCTTGAATCCAGCTACAACGATGTCTGGGCGTTCCTTTCGGATGGTTGCCAATATCTTACCCTGAATACCTTTCAACGTCACACCGTAATCCTGAGAGCTTGACAGACGACCTTCACCCGGATTCTCAATCTCGAAGTCACAGATGGCAGCGTTCATGATAACCACCTTCACCATCTTGTCTTTCAGCATGTGTTCCACATACAGAGCCACGTCTGCGTTGGTAACGAGGTTGCTTGCAGGATCAGCCATCTTGGTCAGAACCAGATGGGATTCAAGGACACCAGTGTCAGTGAACATCGAGTGAAGCTTCTTGGCTGTCCCGCCGAACGCAGGAGCTGCTAGAGACAGATGACACGAGATATGATTGAAAGTACCACCACCGATTACGATTACTTTATGCATTTTCTATCTCCTTCTTGGCCCATTCGATTGCTGCCACAAGAACATCCCCGTGGCAGGCTTGAGGGGCACAATAGCAAGCTAATCGTTTTCCGTCAAGCGCTATCAAGTCTTCTTTTGTAACAGCGCCCGTTTGGATCATGAACCACAATGATTTCTTATAGGCAGCTACAGCTTCGTCCCTTGTATCGACCTTGAAGACAGCTAACGTGCCTTCTTTGTGACTATGTGGATTACCCCAGCGACTACCACGGCCAATGTATACGATGTCTGGATCATCCATGTTCACTTTGTATTTGTTAACCACTGTACACATATACATATCCTCCTTCTGATTTGTGTAATACTTATATAGTAATAACTCTTAGAAGTCAATACCTTTAGAGTAATATTATTATTTCTTTTAAGATCAAGAGCTTTAAAAGCTTTTAGGGTACTCAGAAATTGGGATTTGTCAAGCCCTTGTGTAAAA